ATTGAAAGTAATATCAAACTCTTCACCAGGAAGCATTGCAAGTGATTCATGTGCAAGATCAGGACGACCCTCCACAATTACATTATGAGGTGGTAGCATGTTGTTTACAAAATGGACCGACTCGCCAGCAGAAATTGTTACTTCTGCTGGATCAAAAACTAGGTTTCCATTAGAACCCATTTGAACATCTACTGCCCAAACTGGAGCAGCAAAAAATAGCATTACTAAAAATGCAAATAAAAATTTCATTAGTCTGTTGAATAGTTATCTTGATAAGCTTTGAGCTTATTAATCAAGTCATCATATTGCTCCCACATCCATTCACTGCCTGTTTGGTCTTGATAAACTTTACAAGCAGTAATTAAACGTGTTAGATCGGTGTCATTCAGACGCATTTTTATCTCAAAACTCATAACTAATTATAGATTCAATAGGTAATTTTACGCTAACTTAACAATGTTTTTACATGTTATGTCAGCAATTCCACGCACGTAGAGACTTGTTAATTCTGCTATCTTTATCATTAGCAGTTTTCTTTGAAGTTAATTTCTTTTTCATGCCCTTCATTCGAGCGCAGAATGATGCCCTACGGGGATTTCCAACCTTCTTGCTTGGTGCTTTAAGGTCGCTTCCAGGATTTTCTTTTTCGTAAGACTTACGTCCCTTTTCATTAAGACCTCCAGATTTTTTCTTTCCTTCTTTTCGGGTCCAGGCTGCTTCTCCAAGAATTGCTTCTTTGAAGTTTTTGGTTGCGTATTTATCCCAGTATTCAACCCCGTATCTACATTCTTCTCGGGTTTCCATTTTTTCGCATTTGGGACAATACCTTTGTTCTGCTGATTCGGTAAAGTCAATTTCTTCTTTGGCAGTCCTCGCCGCCTTTTTGAAAGCATCCGATGCGGGGTAGTCCTTACTACCTTTCTTCGCTGGTGCTTCTCCTCTTTTTCGCTTAGCGTGGATATTTGCGTAGAGACCGCGCTTAGCTTCACAGAGTTCTTTTAGTTCTTTATAATCTCGCATGATAACCGACGAGGGTTTACGATATATTTATCGTTTTCCTCCTCCCATTTCTTTAAGCATTTTTTGTAATTCTGCTGTAGAACCTACAAACATAGCGTTGTTGGTAACCTTGGATGGACCCTTTTTTTCTTCGTCGAGATCCTTCATCTTCTTATGAAGATCCTGCAGTTTCTCAGTCATGTCTGCAACGTGCTTCATTGCTGCTACAGCGACTTCATATGCTCTAGGGTGCCCAGATTCTTGAGCAACCTCTAACGCCCCGTTGACCGCCTCCTGACCCTTGTCTATGAGTGAGTATAACTCACCCCTGGTATATTCGTAATCTTTCTCACGGTCGTCTCTATCGACCTTAGGTGGCATAGGTTTAGAAGGTTTGCTTTCCTCAACAGGTTCTGCACTAATGTTGAGGATATCCTCCATGTTATCTTCTAAGTTCATAGGTAAGTAATTCCTTCATTAAATCCAAAATCATCATCTGCTGTTAGCAGTGCGTCATCAGCGGCATCAATTTGACCATCATTATTAATATCCTCTTTTGCTTTTGGTGAATAAGTTCTTTCAATATTTCGTTTGTTAACAGAAAGATCTCCAACAGTTTCATATACAATTGCTTTTCTAATTACATCAGATTGTGTATATGGACCATAGAAATAAGTCTTAGCAGTAAATGTCATAGTATATGTAATATATCTACGATTCATAAAACTATCATCCCACTGATCGTCATAAGAAATGTTATTCAATACAATAGCAACATCTCTTTTTTCATCCATATCTGGAATCATATTAAGTGTTACTGAAAATGATGGTTGGAAGTATGGAAGAATCTGTTCGATAATTTGTAAAGCATCATCCTGAGATTTTCCAATAATACCAAGTTCAAAACTCATGTTATAAGGAACAGGAACATATTGAACCTTGACTTCATTGCCATTGTCATCAATAATGTTTCTGTATTTTTGAATCGGTGATGTTTTACGGGAAGGATCGTAATCAATACCTGTCATCTCAAAGTAGAGACGTGGTAATGTAATAGCAACTTTACGAGTTGCATCTGGGTTTTGTTCCAGGCGAGTTAGAAATTTTTGCTTTGGACCATATGCCAGAGGAACTTTTTCTTCCTCCAAAACATTGCCAGTTTCTGGATCTTTCTTCTTTAACGTAATGTTATTGAAGAGAGTTCCAAAAGCAATAATATTTTTGCGAGTAATTTCGTTGTAAAAATGTGATCCTAACATTAGATACTATCCGTGTAATTACCAAATTCACCAAATGGATTACCTTCTGTCCAGTCAATAATCTCATCTGCAGAATCTTCGATCACTCTATTCTGATCGTAGTTACTGTTTGTATTATTTAGAGTGTCATATGATTCGGGACTCCATTTAGCACCTGAAGTTATACCAGTTATTGTTTCTCCAGTGGTGAAAGTTCCTGTTCTATTAATAATTTGGAGATCTCTGGTTGCCGAATCCCAGGATTTAACTTCTGCTCTATTGTCTTTGGGTGAATAATCCACTGTGACAGTAGGTGCAGAGCTATAACCGTTCCCGCCATTTGTAATGAGAATGCCAGTAACAAGACCACTAGAACTGACTGAAGCAGTCGCCGTAGCACCATTTCCTCCGCCTCCAGAAATTGTAACTGTGGGTGGTAATGCAGAATTATAATGAAGTCCACTGTCAGTAATAGTAATACTATCTATAGCATCACCATCTGTTGTTGCTGTTGCCTTGGCGAGGAATTCATCTCCAACAACTTCTTCGCCAACAATAAAGTCTCCTATTCCACCAGGATCCATGACTAGTTTAATTGCACTGGAGAATGTAGTTTCAATCTCATCAATTTCTGCTACACCAGTATCAATATTATCACTACCAATTTCATAAATTTCAGCAGTCATGGTATAATATTGAATTTTTCCAAACTGATAGAAAGGTTGTTCTCTTTCTACAAATTTAATTTCATATAAATCTTTTGTTAATGGAAAATATAATAAATCGCCTTCGTTAGGTCTGCCATCAACAGTAAGATTGTATCCAGTGGAAGCTTCATCCCAACGTCTAGTTGAAACTCTAAACTTTACTTCGTCAGTAACTCTAAGACCAAACTTACTAATAAATTCTGAAGTGTCACCAAAACCTTCTACGTTTTGCAGAAGCATTTCAATTTGAAACTGACTTTCGTATTTTGAATATACGATATCATCAAGGGTATAGTCTTGTAAAATAGTTCTTGGCATATAATAAATGTCAGAACCAAACAGTTTAATCTGTTCGTCTACAAGATCTTGGTAGAGCCCTTGCTCACCAGAATCTCCTTGATAGTATGTTGGAAAATAAGGACTGGTAGGCATTTTATCCGATCATATCCATTGGTGGAATTGCATACTTACTGAGAACTTCTGATTCGATTTTCTCAATTTCTGCTAGTGCGTCTGTATATAACTCTCTACCATTAAGTGTGATACCACCTGGTAGTTGAACGTTGTTATACTTGATCAAGTTCTGCCCCCACTGTTTTTTCATGAGAGCAGTAGCATATTTTTTAACAAATGGATCATTATTCATTTCAGTAGCATCTGTAGGATCAATCATACGATGACACTCAATCAAAATATTAGATCCGTTTTTGAGAAAATCTTTATCTAGATCCATATAAAGACGATCACGACGCGCTGTAAATCTGAACTGTTGAAATGATCCATTGTTTAGAATCATATCCAGAGTTTCTAGATATTGTTTGGTCATATAATAGTTAAGGATATCAAGTGATCCGAATGCATACAGATCATTCAAGAATAATTGATACTCAACACCAAAAAGATTTGAACGGATTGAGTTACTAACTAAACCAAACACTTTACTAATTCCAGTAACGTGTGCTGGAATAGGAATATAATTTGTTGCTTCTTTCCAGTCAGACGATCCATTGCTAGTTGTTACACTAGAAGCAAACCTTGTTTTATCTTCAGCAGTAATTTCGTGATACAAATAAGCACGCTCCATACCGTTGTAACAATTCTCTTGGAAGAATTGGAACGTGTCGTCTATTACATTGTTGACCTGTTCATCATCAATGTTTACTTGCAATACAGGTTCGCCAAGTTGCCTCTTGCAATATGTGATGAGTTCAGCTCTAGAACTTGGAGATGCCATTACACACAAAAAATCCCTTCTTACCTATTTAGGAAGAAGGGATTTGGTATT